TGGTAGCTCAAATATAGAGTACCGCTTTCTAAATCTTTATTTGCTTGAAATATATTTTTAAATATGTCTGAATTGAATGGGATTTCACATTTTTGTTGTTTGATTTTACCATACATTTGGTAGGTAATTTTGTTGTTGTGGCCTTGCTCATCTCCAAATGTGAATACACACATGTCATCGTCGTTCAAGTCTTTGTCAACTGAAACTGTTAATAGACCAACTCCTGCTAAAGCGGATTTTGCTTTAACTAGATTGTCGACATTTTCTTTCTCAAGTGGAAGAATAGCATCCCATTCAGGTTCTGCTACAGCACCTACTTTACCAATCAATAAAGGATCAGCTAATGCATACGTTAAGTTAAATGAAGCATCAGCAAATCTCATTTTGGTATAGACTGATCTGCCTTTCTCTAACTCAAACATTAAGTCACCTTGAGTAATACCTAATAGGTTCAATAGTTTTTTGGTATCGAAAATAGCTAATTCACTATCCTCAATATCAATATGGTTGTGAGTGATTTTACCTATTACCTCTTTTGAAATCGACATAAAGTCAATTGTAATAGTTTTGTCTTTGATTTTCCACTTGACGGACTCGTTTTCGCCCAAGTAGTATTTGTTTATAACGCTTTGTAGAACTAATTTATTTACCATGTGCTAAAGATACAAAAAAGCCTGCCGGGAGACAAGCTTTTCTAATAAGATTATTTAAAATTTTCTATTTATTCCAAGCAGGTAATTTTCCTGAAAGGTCACATACCATATCAAATAAAGTTTTAGCATAATCAGGGATTTCATCTTCATTCATTTTCATTTGAGAAAAATCATCCCATCCTAATTTTTGAGCTAGTTCATCATGGAATGGATATTCATCCATTAGAGCTCCTTCATTTAATTTATTTTCAGCCAAATATTGTTTTAAATCGAAATTGTCCATTTTATTTTATTTTTTATTTTCTGGGATAAATATGTAAAAAAAAAAAGTAAAGTTTATTCTGCTATATAAATTTTTGTTGGTCTTGTGTAAGTTTCAAATTTAGCACTATCAACAGTCCAATCCTCTACATCTCCAGTATATGGTTTTTCTTCACATCTAACTGCGTAGTGGATTTGACAACCTGCTACAATGATTTCTCTTCCGTTTCCACCTATTTGAGCATACCAATTAGTGCTCATTCGGTTTGTTTTTACTCCAAGTAAACCATCTTCAAGTATTTTCACATCACCCCATACTCCATTGTATGTGCGTCCATCAGGGGCTAAAAACCAATGGTCTGTTGTTACTAGATATTTTCCAGTCATTGTTCTTGTTGTTTAACTGTTTGATTATTATTTAATGAATTAACAAATTCTTTTGCCTCTTCACTAATAGAAATTTCTTCTTGTTGGTTTAAAATGTCAAGTTCTTTTCTTACTGATTTCCAATACAATCTATCTTCTGGCATATGTAGGCAATCACTTTCAATAATTGTATCTACTGCTATTTTAGCACATTCTTTACATTCATACCAACTAAATGATTGTGCAGTATTATTTAATCCAAATGTATAATACTTTCTTACTAATTTTTCTGCTTGTTCTTTTGTTGTTAAGTTTTCTGTTTTCATTTTATTTTGTTTTAAATTATTTAATTTATTGAAATATATAAAAGTTTATTTGTATTTCCAAACATATTTACCAGCTTGTTTTTGTTTCCCTGAAAGGCATCCTGCTATATCTCCAGGTCCCAACCATTTTTTGGCTTCTGTTCTTCCAACCCATTCTTTTATAAAATTACCTTCTAAATCATATTGAAGGATAGGTTTATTATTGCGAGTTTTTCCTTTACTTGAATTACTGATATTTTGTTTATGTTGTTCTGTTTTTGGGATTCCTTGGAGTTTTATTCCAGTTTGTGGTTTAAGTTTACCTTTATTTCCTTCACCTATTTTTTTATTTCTAGATTCACTTTTTATAGATTCTCCAAAATTAGAAGGTCGTTTAATTCCTTTAGGGTATCCTTTTGTTCCTATTTTACCCATTGATATTTTTAGTTTTGTTTCTTGACTTCGAGGCCCTCCTCCATTGTCATATAAATCACAAAACATAACTTGTTCCCAATTACCATTTACTTGATTAAGATAATATTGCTTCCAGTAGGTTTCTCGTTCGTTTAATTGTTCTAGAGAACATTCTTCTACAATATCATGGGTATGGTTTTCCCAACCATATTTTCTAATAGAATTGATTAATATCGGTCCAATACTATTTGTATAGGAATTGCAATATTTATAAACTCTTTTTCTCGATTCTATATCTATACTTTGACCTATGTAAATTTTACCATTTGGGTTTACTATTTTATATATTCCAATCATACATTACGTTTCCTATAAATATTAAGGCGGCTGTTAAAAATTAAAAAATTTTGCACGAAATGGATTGAGGTTGAAATCCCATTTTAAATCCGAATATAATGTTTCAAGTTTGTTTCTCATTACACCATCAAATAAACCATCACGATCAATAAATTTATCTACAAGTTCTACAATTTCAGGGGCATCATTATACCCATTCAATCCTACTACTGTTAATTGATATGGATTTGGTTTCAAATATGCTATATACATTTTATCTCCAATGGTAAATTCAGGATATTTTACGGTTAATTTTTTATATCGTAAAATATCATTTGTAGCTAGTGCTGCCTTCGTATTGATGGGACATTTTAATTTTAGTTTGGTAAATAATTCACCTGCCATAGGTCTACGCTCAATATATTCACCCATTTTCTTCAATCCAGTTGGTTTCAATAGCTTGATCCACTCGATTTCACCTACCATTTGTTTGAACTCCATTACGTCTTTATCTATCTCAATTTTTGGTTTACCAAATAGGATATTTTTGATCAGGTTTTCTCCAAAGTTTCTAAATAGGGGTGGGAAATTGGATTTCATAATGTCCAATCCTTTCATCTCTAGTTCCTCGATTTCAACACCTTCTTTGTTTACAATATACATTGCATAACGGCGTTTCCCAGACCAATACGCTTTTTCAGCGATTACCTCTTGTTTGAGCACAAAGTGGTGTGCTTCGGTCATATTGAACAGATCCTGCGATATATTGTTCAGATTATCGTTTGCTACTTGTTGGAGTTCCTCGGTTAAAACAAGTAAACGTTTGATTTTTTCTTCACGGTTATCGTATTCCAAATCTGGGTTTCTGTGCTTTAACAAGTCAGTTAACTCCATATAAAGTGAATCGGTATCAGAGGCGATTACAAATGTTCTAGGGTCAATATCTAATTGTTCTGAAATGTAGTCGTTTACAAATGCAATGGATTCCTTCGTAAGTCTTTGACCTGAGTTAGTTATGGCTGCAGAACATATTTTGAATCCATCTGTAAAACGCCATGAATTAATTGCATACGTACCGTATAATGCGTTTTGGAGGATTTTGAATGCCATTTGGTACAAGTCATATAGCTTGTAGTTTACCCAATCTTCTGATTTACCTGCTGTTTTCTTGAGTGCCCTATAGTGCTCTCGTTTATCAAACCAATCCTCTAGTACCTCACAAGCAATACTCTTTTGATCTGTTCTATAGAATGCTCCACTGGCTGAAATAGTCCAATTATTGTCTTCGATTAGACGAATCAAGGCACCTGCTGCTATTGTAGCATCTTTTAGAGCATAAGAAGATTTAACTAGCTTTTGTATATGTAGTTTTTCTTCCGGATCAAGTTTCTTTAATTGCTCAAGTGAATTGTATTGCTCGTAGTTGTTTTTTGTAACAATTCTACCTACTAGTGTTTCAACACCCAAATTCAATGATTTGATAATTGAAGGGTATAGTGAGGTAAAGTCAAGGTCACTTACATCTGAATATAATCCAGGGATAGGGTCAAGCAAATAACCACCTGCATAACTGTCTTTTTTACGAATCGTTTTAGGATAACGGTTCATATATTTTCCGGACATTGTTTTCACAACAATATTGTCTTTCTCAAAGCTATATACAGTACCTTCAATTGTTGGAGTACCTCGTTGATGTATAACGTGATCACCGAGTTCAAGCTCTCTAATGGATGGATTCGTTGTAGTCGGTTTATTGGGTGCAATAATATTCTTGCGTTTTAAATACGTTAAAATCGCTCCCTCATTCAATGCTGTATTGTAGTAGATTGATTCGTATGGTGTGTGACATAAATGGGAAATCAAAATGGTCAATTCAATAAACTTCAATTTTTCCTCTAACACTTCAATGATTTCAACATCTCGAATGTTATAGTCTATAAACTTAATTGGGTCTTCTCTGAATAGAGTATCTAAACTACCATTGTATTCAATCTTACCTAACTTAGCGTATTTGGTTCCAATATCACCTAACTTATATGATGGTTCTTCCTTAGCGATATATTTTTTCAACAACAACATATAGTCCAAACTGTTAACTAAACCAATTCTGATTGGGTTGTTTGGTTGGGATAATGTTTCTGTAATTTTACCTACAGGGGATAAACGATATACTTCATCTCCTAAACGTTTTTGTATTCTATAGTACAAATATGGAATATCGAAGAAATCACTGTTGTATCCTGCAACGATTGTAGGATCCATTTGTTCCCATTTCAATAAAAACTTACGTAACAAAGTGTTTTCATCAGGACAAGATATAATTACTTTACCATCTTGGTTTAAATCTTCAATGGCGCCTGCTTTATCCAAGATAAAACATATTTTTTCTTTGGTAGAAACATCGATCAAAGCAATTGCTGTAACTTCAGCATTGGCTTCTCTAATGGTTTGTGGTGTAAGTGCTCCTAGAATTTCAATCTCAATATCCAGATAAACTGTATTGTGATACGAGGGCATTTCATCTGTTTTGTAATACAGATCTCTTAAGATTACCAGTTCACGATCAATGTCTTTTTCATAGACTGTAGGATCTTTTCTATCATATTTGCCCTGAAATGGAGAACATCGATCACCGAATAGGGTCTCGAATTCTCCATCTTCATCGAGCTTATATAGAGTAGGCCAATATTGGAATTTGTGTATTCCTTTCTTATCGTCCCGTAGATAGTAATGGTACTGATCCTCTCCTGGTAATCTGTTATAAAAAACAGATTGGTACATAACTTTTATTTTTTAATTAAACTTTTCTTGTTCGTTTTTTAGGTGCAACCACCTCTACAGTTGGTTCTTCAGTAACTGTTTCTTCAACAACTACTTCTTCAACTACTGTTTCTACAGTTGGATCTTCAACAACTACTTCTTCAACTACTTCTTCAACTGCAGGTTCTTCAATGATTACTACTTCCTCTACAATTGGTTGAGGATATAAAGTATTTTCTAATTCATTTAGAAGATTTAAAAAAGTTGTTTCTTGATGAGGGAATCTAAATGGATTTTGACTTAAAGCAAAATCTCTAATCCCATCAATGATTTCTAATGGTTCTCTCATAACTATTTATTTAAAAATTGTGTTAAATCTGGTCTAAAGTAATTTATGTTTTTCATTACTTTACGATCACGTGTTCTATAGACAATATAATATCTACCAACCTTCTCATAGTGACACGGTTCCTCTTGTTCTGCGGAACGTACTCTAACGGTTTCTTGTGCCTCTTCTTCACTTGAGCAAGCTTTGCTAAGATTAGATGCTTGTACTTCTTGATACGCGGGCCATACTTTATCCTTAAGACCATGTAGCATAGCACCGTTACCCAATGAAACGTAGGTAATGTCACATAGAGCATCAAGAACTTCAACGATGTCTCCCGTTTCGCAAGCGTGTTTATATTCTTCAAGTTCTTCCAAGATAAAATTATAGACAAACATCCACTCCTTCTCGTCGGGAATGACCGGGGTATAATTATTGGGTTTTCCCATAACTGCATTAAATTCCTCAACTTCTGATACAAATGGCACATATGTCTCTCTTGTTTCTAAAATTTCTCTATTTAACTTGTTAAGTTCTTCTAGTACATCATTTCCAAGTTCAATTTTGGACATCATAGAAAGACTAACAACTTGATCAAGTAGCAATTCTATTAATTTGGATTGTGTTTTTTCTAATGGGCTCATATCTGGTGTCCTCCGTTGTTAATTTTAATTGAATCAAAGAATTCTTTACGTGCTTGGTTGTTATTGTCTAAGAACACACCTGATGCTTTTGTAGTTACCATTGAAGCACCTTGGTGTTTAACACCTCTACAAGATACACAATTGTGGGTTGCTACTACTGTAACAATTACACCTCTGTTTTTTTCACAAATTTTGTTTACTGCATTGTGGATTGCTGAAGTTAATTGTTCTTGAATAGCTCCTCTACGGCCGAATAATTCTACAATACGGTTCAATTTGGATAAACCAATTACTCGTCCTTCGTTTCCAACTACATAACCAATATGAACTACTCCTCCAATTGTTTGGTGGTGGTGTGAACACATTGAAGTAACAGGAATGTTTCGTTCGATTACAATACCATCATAACCGTCTGATGGAAATGAAGTAATATCTGACATTGCATTGTATCTACCTGCAAATAAATCAAATACATAGGCTTTTGCTACACGACGAGGTGTATCAGCGGAGTTTGGATCATTTTCCCAATCTACACCTAATGCTGTTAAGAATTGACCATAAGCAAGTTCTGCTTCGTCTACCATTTTCCATTTTTCTTGTTCGGTAAGTGGGAAACCGGGTGCAACCCCATTTGCAAAACCAATTTGTACACATTCTAGGTCTGTGTGCTGTTTTTTACGTTTGTTTTCTGACATATAACTTATTATTTTATATAAATGTACGGATAATCCTTAGGGTATCCAAGTTAAAGTGCGTAAATGTAATCTAAATTACGCTCTTTTGAATTATTATCCATCCCATAACCTACTACCCACTCATCTTTAATCATAAAACCTGTTGTATGTGGGTAATCGGGGATGGGGGAAGTATCTCTGGTTAACAGAGTAATCATTTGAATTGATTTAGGATTTTGGGTAGATAAATGCTCTAAAATCCTATCTAAAGTACTTCCAGTATCATAGAAATCATCTACTACATACACATCTTTCCCTTCAATGTTTGTTTCAATATCTTTTGTAATGTGAACTACACCTTGATCTTGACCATTATATGATTTAGCTCGTATAAAATCAAGCTCAACATCAGTGGACATGTTTTTTACTAAATCACTAAAAAACATAAAACCACCATTCAACACACAAATCATTACAACATCACTATTAGCAGTGTGTTTGAAATCAATATATTGAGCTATTTGTGTTACTTTGTCTTGGATTTGTTCAGATGTAAATAAAATCATACTCCTCGTTTTGTATCGAAGGCAATGATGTGATCACGCCCTGTCATATTATAACCTTTTTCAGCACACATATCAAATACAAGTGGATACATTTTAATAAGTTCCTCACGTGTATCGCCTGCTGGCATAATATATGTTTTGTCTTTAGGGATTTCTAAAAATACACGAGCGTCTTCTATTTCTTTAAGATTCTCTTTAGTACCATCCCATACTGGTTTAAAATGATAATCTGAATGGGTTGTGATCATTGCATGCATTACTGAATAGTTCAGTCTATGCTTGTTGTGTTGGGCCACCATTTTTTCATCCGTGATTGAACCATTTGGTGTGGCAACACCCACAACGGGTACACTATTGCTAAACTTAGGACTGAGAGAAATAAGAGATATAGGATAGTCAGTATCGAGAAAATGAGAACCTTCGGTTTCAATAGTAATGAAAATGCCTCTTTCATGTGCGAAATGTGTTAATTCGTTAACCAATTTAGGATGCATTGTAGGTGAACCACCCGTTAGCATCATTTCTTTGATATGTGGGTTTTCATCATAAATACGAATAATATCGTTGAAGTTGAATGTTCCTTTCTCAGGGTGGATACTCGTATACCAGCTGTCGCACCAACCACCTTCACCAAAGTAGCAACGGTGTGTACAACCTGTTGTGCGAATTGCAATCGTAGGACGTCCAAAACGAGATCCCTCGCTTTGAACGCAACGATATAGTTCTATAATAGGTAATGTTTTGTTATAATCTTCTATTCTTCCTAAAGTAGATTCCATTTGTCTTTTACTTGTGATTCTGTTAAAACTCCGATTGTTTTGTCTGCTTCTTGACCGTCTTTCAAGAAAACTAACATTGGTACGCTTCTTACATTGTATTGAGCGGCTAATTGTGGATTTTCATCTACGTTGATAAAACGTACAGGCATTGAATTGCTTACGCTTTCCATAATAGGTTTAAAATTTCTGCATGGTCCACACCAGCTGGCTGAGAAATAAAGGATTTCTTTCATTGTTCTTGTTGTTTAAAGGTTTTTATTAATAAAAAAATAATAAATAATTAAACCAATTAGCCCTCCTATTGGTAGAGATAATATTATTATTTCTGATATATTCATTGTTCTTGTTGTTTAAATACTTGTTTAAATAAATTTTTAGTATTTGTAATAACAGCTTTTATAAAGCTAATTACTAGTATAAATGGTAATGCAATAATTCTTAGTACTGTTCTCATTGTTCTTGTTGTTTAGTTATATTTTTAAATTTCCATATGTAACCATAAGCAGATTTTTGTTTACCTCTACAACAGGCTCCAACTCCATCTCCTTTTACCTGTAAAAAATACGAAGCTTCTAATTGAGAGCCAAATTCCCTTATAAAAGTTCCATCTAAATTATATTGAAGAACTGGTTGATTTGTCCAAGTATTTGGGCGGGATTGGAGAAAACCTCGAGTAGATTTGATTTTCTCTTTATGCTCTTCTGTGAATTTTTTTCCTTTATGGGGCATAGGTTTACCTAGTCTAGCTTTACTTATTTTTTGACTTCTAATAGGGGAAAAATTTTGTTTAGTAGCTCCTCCACCACCATTGTTTTTGTTTGAAAGAACATACCCCCATTGTTTAAATTGTTCTATCCAAAAACACTCCCAAAATTTCCATTCATGTAAAGGTACATCATCTAACACTTCAGCTATAATATCTTTTCCGAAATTTTTTCTATGATTAGATATTCTACCTTGGATTCTATTAGATTTTCCTACATAAATGGGTACATTATTTCCGTAATGTAGATAGTAAATTTTGGTGCGTTCCATGATTATACATATGGTAAAAACGCACCAAAGTCGCTATTTTGTTAAAATATAAGTGAATTTAATGTCACCAAAAGTGGTGGTTGTCGTATAATAATTATTGTCCATAAATTGCTGAGTTTTTATTATGTTCGCTGAATTCTACTTGGGTAACAGATACTCTATTGTTTGTTTCTTCTAGTACAAATGCATTTACTTTATCGTAGATGTACTTTGCAAATTGTTCTGCTCCTGTAGCTGGTATAATACGAAGTTGGATGAGTTGGAGTACATGCATTCCTTCAAAACGTGCAAGATGTGGATCATCTTCAGCTATAATTGTAGTGTGATCAAACATATAATCCATCCATGCTTTAGGATTCATACCATCAATAGTACATTTGGCACGTTTCATACCACCAAAGTCCCAAACCCAATTTCTTTCATCTAATTCACCTTCAAATGTGATTTTAAATGAAACACCATAACCATGTAAAAATGAACAATGGGTTTCATCTGCTTTCCATTGACGGAATACTGTACTAAATCCATCAAATATTTTGGTTGATTTGAATTTTGCCATTTTAATTATTATGAGTTTCTAATACTTTTGTTACTTCTTTTACTACATGTTCCCATGTTACAGG